ATATTTTACGCATCCTATCATCTATCGCAGCCTTATCTGCTAGCAATTGCATTTGAAGATCTTCGGCTGCTTCTAAATCAAACCCATAGCCATTATCTATTTGATTAGCTATAATTTTTGTTGTCAAGTGCTCAAGTTGAATAGGTTTAGGAAAATCTTCCCGAAACTTTTCTTGTTCTAAGTATACCTTTCTGTTTAACCTAACGTCCTGAATACAGTAATCTAACATCTCATCTGTGAAGTACTCAAAGCTATTGAAATCAATTTTCTCTTCACCTAAATGTTTACCCCAGTGTTTTAAAGAGTTACCACCTAAAGGATGGTCTCTAAGATCTGGGTACATTAGCCTAGATATTATTAAAGTATCACAAAGTTTTGTTTTGATTCTTCCGTAGATGCGTTCAAGAAATGGGATATCAAACATAATAATATTATGCCCTATGATTAAATCAGCATCTCTTAATGAATCTACACCTGCCTTAATCTCGGAACCGACAAAGGTCTTGACTTCTTCTGAGTCTATGTCTTGTGTTACTAAACAAAAGACATGAGTCCCTTCAGGGACTACCTCTCCCTTTCCATTTAATATTATCTCATTCAGCCCATTAGACTCTATATCAAATACTAACCTCTTCATTTTTAAAACTCCTATCTACATTATTAACTGCTGCATCTATCGATGCTTCAGAATCTACAAATTCTTTTATCTCTTGTATTGTTTCTTTGGGATTATAAATCATATCTTCATAGTAAACATCCATACAATAGCCCTGTAACTGTGTAAGATATGACTCTATCAACTCATAGTTATTCCTACGTCTTTCTGAAATCTGATCAGGTGTCATTTGAAGACACATCTCTAATAGTTTCTTTCTTATTTCCGAAGGTGATTCTACTTCAGTCTCCAGCTTTAAACAACGAAGGACACTATGATCCTGTGCTCTAATGTCTCTACGTTTACATACTATAGCATGTGTTAGGTTGCTGGGATTAGTGTAAGGCAGCCACTCTCCTAAGAGCTTGACTGCCTTACCTATATACTCGTCTCCCAATCCTTGTCGTATAACATCAAACGGTAAGTCATAATATCCTTTTGGATTCGATGCCTTTACAGGAAAGTCATCGTGAAATTTATGCCCTTCAATTGGAACATCTAATAACTTAAGTGTTTGCATCATCAGGCTTGTACCTGACCGTGCACTACCCGTTACTACTATCATCTAATAATACCTGCCCTTCATCATTTAAAGCAAAGCCAAGTTCTTCAAGCCTGCCTGATCCATGATCATAATACAAGCAAGTGGCAACACCAGCCCTACCTGTTAGTCTATTCTTTAATACTCTAACAGTAGTAGTATTTGCAATCCTAGGATCTGGATTCTGTCTATCTCTCTCAAGACCTATAACAGTATTAGGTACAGAAGATAGGGAACCAGACCCACGCAAATCTTGAAGAGTGATACGGTCGCCTTCTTCGTATGCCTTATTAGTTTTCTTTAACTGAGAGATTACATCTATTCTTACACCAGTTCTAGATACCAGAGCACGGAATTCTTTCATGATATTATCAATCAGTAGTCTTTCAGAACTACCTCCATCATAATCAGAATCACCCATCAATCCAGTAGCCGCTGCAGTTATATGATCTAATACTATTACATCTACACCTAAAGATACAGCCATATATTCCATACGAGAACACAAGTTCTGTAATCCATTATTACCTAAGTGGTCATAGATATAGAAACTTGTTCCGTTTAAATCTTTCCTTGCATCAGCATATTCATCATCAGTTAGATCATCAATGACCTGTATATCAATAGGCTCTTGCCCTAATTTTAACCGTAGCTCATTCATCATACGCTTAGCACGAATTACACGCACGGGTTTATTAATCATTAAGGAAATCATATCATCCATAGTTTCTTGTGGTGCTTCTTCTAACATTATAGCACCCACACTTCTACCTTCTATAAGGTGGTGGTGAATTAATTCTCTAACAATAGTAGACTTACCAGAGCCAGTACCACTAGCCCATAAGGTTATCTCTCCAGACCTTTGACCCACTAAGAATTCAGTAAGAGAATGAAATGGAAATGGATACACCCTTGAGTCCACACAATCGACTGACTCTACATTTGCAACATGTAGTATCTCATCGGGACTGAAGACCTGTGCCTCCCATACAGCAGTAACAACTGCCTGTGATTCATTTTTCATTAAGCATTCATTAGCATCTTTATAAGGTAAAGCTGCTATCTTACATTTATTAGGTGGAAGACATTCGGCAACAGCCTTCGCTGCCTCTCTACCTGGATCATCCATATCAAACATAAGAACAACCTCTTGATATCCATTAACAAACTCTAAGTTATCTTTAATAGCCTTGACAGCACCAGCAGCACCATTAGGTAAGCTTACAACAGCCCATTTATTATTAAAGAGTTGACTTACAGTCATGCAATCATATTCACCTTCGGTAATTACTAAGCGTTTACCACCGTTCTTCCAAAGATGCTGACCCCATAATGAAGGTGACTCTGTGTCCCCTACCCACCTAAAGGTTTTGTTAGGACCACGTAAGTGTTGAGCAACTATCTGTCCATCACGATAGAAAGAAGCAATCTCTGCTGTCTTACCATCCTTTGTAATAGTCTCATATCCATACTGTCTCATGGTCTTTTCTGTAATACCTCTAGAAGAAACAGGATTACCCTTGTATATCTTCTCTAGATTTTTAGTTACACTTGATGTTGTTACCATAGGCTTTTCTCCATTCTGTTCCATGTATTCACAAGCAAAACAATACTTGTGACCATCATCATACACCGCTAAATTGTCACAGGAATTATCCTGCCCGTGACTAGCACAGGCAGGACATTGTTCCCGATTTATAACTTTACTTTCATTCATTAACTACCCCAAGGCATTTTTGTTTTTACCCAAGTCCATAGAGGTGCACCAATAAGCGCACCCGCTACAAATATTACTACTGTATAAAATACAGTACCTAATCCCCCACTAATTATTGCATTCATGTTTATACTCCTTGTTCCAAATACTTTTAACTACACTCCATCCCCATGCCGCACTGATACAACCAGTTGCTATAATCACAGGTATAAAGATCCAATCGGCATACGACGCTATCATATAGTTCAATACGATAAGCACCACGCCACCAATAATTGGTCGCCAGCCCATAGTTCCCCTACTCAAACAGAGCAGTACCATTCCTGATAACAAACACAATCCCCCAATTGCGCTCAAAACTGTTAGTGTTTCACCTGAATCCATAACAGTTTCTATAGCTCTTTCTGTAGGTGTTGTCTGTCCCCAACCAGTTATAGATTGTACAACACCACACCCACCCAATGTGCCGCATGTTAGTAACGGCATTAAGAAATTTTTTAATTTATTTTTCATAGTCTTCCTTATATCATTCAACGCTTATCTCGATAAATTAGTTTATCAACTCCGATAGTAAAGTATCCTTCTTCTCCTACTTCAGCCCACTGCTTTACAGCATAGAGTTTAAGTATCTGTCGATCATCCTCCCATAAATATCCATTAAGAGAATCGAAAACTGCCTTAACAAAATTATCTATATCAGCCCGAGGTGCAGTCAACTTTGTTTGTTTGGGGCGAGTAATAACTAACTCCAAATCAACCGCAAGATCTCCCTCTATAGGTTTAAAATTATGACCAAGTATATCTAGTATAATCTCTGGCATCTCCTGCCGAAATCTTTTATAAGGACCCTTGAAGTAAGCCCCGTGCTTTGACACACGGGGTCTACTTGCTGCGATAGGGCTAATTGGAAACGTCCACTCTGGCATCAGAATGGTATGTCGTCAGTTTCCGCTGGCTTTTCAGCAGTTGTCTCTGCTGTTGGGACTGTATATGTAGACCCATCAAAACCATTTTCTACTGTGTCAAATCCCCCAGTATCTTGAGCATTCTTTTCAACGATTTGACATCCGTTAAGATAAATGCTCATACTATTATCACGATCTAATACCGCCGGATTTAATCTAAGGCGTACTTTATCTCCACCGAAGGGAGTAGCCGTAGTTTCCTTAGAC